GTGCGGGCCCCGGACCCTCCCCGTTCCATCCGGAGGAGTCGGTTGGACGAGCGGGAGGAGTGGATCAAGCGCAATGCGGCGCAGGCTCGGCGGGTGCTGCTCGACCCAGTGGCATGCGCCGAGCTACTGGCGCTGCTGGGCATTGACGACAGCGATCAGCGCCGTGAACGGCGGCTCGCGGAGGCCCGGCGCGATCTGGCGTCGATGGAGCTTCAGTGGAAGCTCGCGGAGGATGAAGTATGGAAACCCTAGAGACGATCTTCGGGACCTTCGTCGTCGTGTTGACCGCCATGGCAGTCATCGGCGCCCTGCTGTGCGTCATTTCCTGGGAGTGGTTCGCCTTTCGGCGCCTGCTGGCCCGCCACCGGTCACCCGCCCCCTACGAGGAGTTCTGGCACCAGCAGCGCGCTCTGATTGAGCCGAAGTAGCTATAAGCCTGGCCGACCACGCCGCCCACCTCAAAACCTTGGCCGCCCTCGACCCAGAGTCGACCCTGCTCGACACAGCGATCATCAACGTCCTCGCCGACCTCGCCGTCGCCGTCGACCTCCTGGAGGCCGAGCACCCACCGCCACCCGAGGAGCGCGGGTTCGGCACCATCTGACCCGCTCCAGCGCGGCGCCCCCGGGGAGCAGCAGCCGGGGGCGCTTCGCGTTGGGCGCAGCGCCGGGCCCGGTAGAAGGATCCCGCGGGCCGGATGGTTGACGACCCTGCCCAGCGCTTCGATTCCAGGGCGACCCGGCGCCTCCGCGCCGCCCTGGTGACGTTGACGCCCTGCTCAGAGTATCCTCTATTACGCGCCGCGTAGTACTATCCCGGGTATCTCTACTGCCTAGCTTGGGAATGCTCGAGGAGAGGCCCGATGCCGCTGCTTGACGACCTCCGGGAGCAGCGGGCCGCGGCCCGGACTGCCGCCGACGAAGTGCTCACCCGCGCCAGCGCCGAGGGCCGCGACCTGGGCGCCGACGAGCTCACGGCCTACCAGGCCCAGGTGACGGCCGAGCGGGAGGCGAACGACGCCCTAGAGCGCGAGCACGCCCGTCAGTTGGCCGAGGTGCGGGCGATGGCCACCCGCGGCCGCCAGCCCACCCTGAGCCGTGAGGCCGCCGAGGTGGCCAGGCAGTTCTGCTCCGCGATCTTCGCCAAGAACCCGGCGCCGATCGAGGTGTACTCCGAGCAGCTCGCCGACGAGTGGCCCGACGACGTGCCCGAGCCGATCCAGGGTCGCTCCGGCCGGGTGAGAGTCCACACCCGTGACCTGCTCACGACCACCGCTACCCAGGCCCTCGGCACCGACGTCTATGGCCAGATCGTGATGCATCTGGTGGAAACCTCGGCCCTGATGCGGGCCGGCGCCACGGTGGTGACCACCGACACCGGCGAGAGCCTGGTGGTGCCCCGCTCGGCGGGGTTCGTCACCTCGGCGATCACGGCCGAGGGCCAGCAGATCACCGAGAGCGACCCCACCCTCTCGACCGTGACCCTCGGCGCCTACAAATACGCCAACTACTTCGAGGTGTCCCAGGAGCTGGCCAACGACACCCCGACCAACCTCATGTCGTTCCTGGCCCGACAAGCCGCCCTCTCCCTCGGACTCGGGGCGACCGGCTACGGCGACGACCTCATCAACGGCACCGGCTCCGGCCAGCCCCGCGGGCTGCTGCTCGACGCCGGGACCGGGGTGACCGGCCCCGCCGGGACCGCGGCCGGGTTGGGCACCCAGGAAACAGCAAACCAAGGAACGGATGCTCTCTGGACCTCATCGGCAGCGTGGCCGAGCCCTACGCCGAGGCAGCCTCGGCGTCGTTCCTGATGCGCAATGCTGTCAACGTCGGCATCCGCAAGCTCCGCGACACCTCCGGCCAGCCCGTCAACGGCCTCACCGACCGCCGGAGCATCCTGGGCTACCCGGTGTTCACCGACCCGTTCATGCCGGCCGCGGCCAACGGCGCCGAGTACATAGCGTTCGGCGCGATGGACCGCTACTTCATCCGGATCGTCAACGGCATCCGCTTCGAGCGCTCGGACGAGTTCCGGTTCCAGAATGACCTGATCGCCTTCCGCTGCATCATCCGCCTTGACGGCGCCCTCATCGACACCGCCGCCGTCAAGACCTTCGTGGGCACCACCTAAGCCGATGAGCGACGACGTTCGGCGTTGCCTCGGGTGCAAGGCCACCTACCCGCCCAACGAGCCCGCCTGCCCCAAATGCGGGAGCTACGCGGGCGAGGGTGGAACCGGCCCCGAAGCCCAAGCCTGAGCCCAAGCCGACGCGCCGGAAGACCTAGACCGATGCCGTGGCAGTGGCCCTGGACACGCCATGACCGGGTGCTGTTCCAGATCGGCGACCTCCCCGTCTCCAGCACCTACGCCGCGGTGGCCGTCAACCCGACCGTGGCCATGCAACACTCGGCTGTCTGGGCCGCGGTGAACCTGATCGCCGGCAGCATCTCGACGCTCCCCCTCGCCGCCTACCGCGACGGCGACCGCGATCCGCTCCCCACCCTGCCGCCGATCCTGCGGGCGCCCTCGGCCGGCTGGACCCTGCCCGACTTCCTGTATGCCCTGCTGCAAAGCCTGTTGGTGCGCGGGAACGCCTACGGCCTGATCGTCGACCGCGCCGGCGCCGGGCTCCTGCCCTCCCAGGTGGAGCTGCTCGACCCCAACCGGGTGGCCGTCGCCGTCCCCAACGGCGCCGTGGAGTACCGGGTGGATGGCCAGCGTGTCGACACCGCCTCCATCTGGCACGTCCGGGCGTTCACCACCGCCGGCAACGTCGTCGGGCTGTCCCCGATCGGCCACGCCCGCCAGGCCGTCGGGCTGGGCATCGCCGCCGAGCGGTACGCGGCCAAGTTCTTCGGCGAGAGCGCCATCCCCTCCGGCGTCCTCACCAGCGACCAGGACATCAAGCCCGACATGGCGAGGACGCTCCAGGAGCGCTGGGAGAACAAGCACCAGGGCAACCGCCGCATCGCCGTCCTCGGCTCCGGCGCCCGCTTCCGGGCCGTCACCATCCCCCCCGAGGAAGCCCAATTCCTGGAGGCCACCCGGGCGAACGTGGCCACTGTGGCCCGCTACTTCGGCGTCCAACCCGAGCTGATCGGCGGGAAGTCCGGCGGGAGCCTCACCTACGCCAACGTCGAGCAGCGGGCTTTGGATTTCCTCCAGTTCTGCCTCCGCCCCTGGATCGTGCGGACCGAGTTGGCCCTGTCGGCCCTGCTGTCGTCGACCACCACCGTGAAGTTCAACGCGGCGGGGCTGGTGCGAACCGACCTGCTCACCCGCTACCAGGCCCACGAGTCCGCGATCCGGGCCGGCTGGAAGCTCCGCTCCGAGGTGCGGGAGCTGGAGGACCTCCCACCCGTCGCCGGCATCGACGACCAGGAAGGACCGGCAGTCGCATGATCGTGCACGTTCGCAACCTCACGACCTCCCTCGCCGTGCGGGACGACGGTGACGGCCGGACCCTGGTTGGCCCCGTCCTCCCGTGGGGTGTCGAGGCGAAGGTTGTCGACCGTGGCCGCCTCGTCGTCGAGACGTTCGAGCGCGGTGCCCTGGAGGGCACCGACCCCGCCCGGGTGCCGTTGACGGCCACCCACCCGAGGGACGCCGGCACCCTCCCCATCGGCGTCACCACCGACCTGGAGGACAGAGCCGACGCCGCCTGGGGCGCGTGGCGGGTGAGCAGGACCGCCCTCGGCGACGAGGTGCTGGAACTCGCCCGCGACGGGGTGCCCCTCGGGCTGAGCGTCGGATTCGCCGAAGTCCCCGGCGGGAGTCGCTGGACACCGGACAGGGCCCGCGTGACCAGGACCAGGGCCGCCCTCGACCACGTTGCCGTCGTCCGGGTGCCGGCCTACGCCGGGGCTGGAGTGGTGGGGGTGCGCGAGTTCCCCTCTCGGGCCGCGCCCCCCACCCTCCTGTACGCCCTCCTCCGACGCCATGGGTAAGGCCGGGCCCCGCGGCGTCCTGTTCGGCCCCGCCAAGGGTGGGCGCAGACCGGCCCGCTGCATCGGTTGCCAGCGCCCCATCATGTACGGCGACCGCTGCCCCGCCTGCGCCAACCAGGCCCGCGCCCGAGCCGTCAACCGCAAGCGCAAGCGCCGATGAGCAGGACCCTCACCCGCCCCTGCCTCGACTGCCGCAAGCCAGTACGCGGCAAGACCCGATGCCGCGACTGCCAAACCACCCACGACCGAGCCAAGGCAGCCAAGCGACCCGACCTCAACAACCGCCAAGAGCGAGAGCGGCGCCGCCGCGTCGTCGCCGAGCACCGCGCCACCGTGGGCGACTGGTGCCCCGGGCTGGAAGACCACCCCGCCCACCCCTCCGCCGACCTCGTCGCCGACCACGTCGTCGAGGTGGCCATCGGCGGGCTCGCCACCGGGCCGTTGCGGGTGCTGTGCCGATCGGAGAACAGCCGACGATCCGCCAACCTCCTCCGATTCCTGAGTGCGAAACCGGCCGTACACCCCGGCCCAGCCGAACGGCCGATTACACACCGCGACGACCCGGGGCCGGTGGTTGCGTGACGCCGCTCCTACTTAGCGGAGCTTTCGGGCAGGCCCCGGAGGATCTCGCCGGCCATCGTCCTCTTGTCGTCGTCCGTCACCGCGCCACGCTCCTCGGCAAGCATCTCCGCCAGAGCCGTCCCCACATCGAGCAGGCCGGCGATGATACTGGCGGTGCCCGGCCCGTTCGGGTTGTTCAGGACTGCGTCAGTGAAGATGGCCGCGTCCTCCTTGCTCAGCTCCATCCGGACCAGCAGGAACTCGGCGGCCATGCGGATGTCGGCGCCGCGGGTCGAATACTGCTCACTCATTGCGCAAACATTATGCAATGAGAGCCGGCCCTAAGCCCGCCGTCGACAGGTCCCCGCTGCCCCTGCGCGGCTCCAGACGCCGCGAGCTGGGAGTTGCGCGGTTCGCCAGCGACTACGTACGGGTGCCGCGTGGGCATGGTGTCCGCAAGCCCCTGCGTCTGCGGCCCTGGCAGCGGTCCCTGATCGCCGCCACCTGGGATCAGCGGCCCCGGCCGCGGCTGGCCGGGTGGATGCTGCCCCGAGGACAGGGCAAGACGTCACTGACCGCCGTCCTCGCCCTGTACGAGCTGCTGGCGGGCGCTGAGGGCGCCCAGGTCGTGGTGGTGGCCACCGACGAGCGGCAGGCCGGGCTGACGTTCCGGATCGCCGTGCGCATGGTGGAGCTCCACCCCGAGCTGGAGGCCCGCGTCCAGCTGTACCACGACCACATGACCGTCCCCGCCCGCGGCGCCAGCTTCACCGCGCTCCCGGCCGTCCCCAAGCGCCTGGAGGGGCTGGACTACACCCTGGCCCTAGTGGATGAGGCCGGCCGCGTCGACCAGGAGGTGTACGAGGTGGTGGCCCTGGCCACCGGCAAGCAGCAGCAATCGATGGTGCTGGCCATCGGCACCCCCGGCCCCGAGCTGGAGGACACCGTCCTCGGCCGCCTCCGCGCCTACGTCCTCGAGCACCCCGACGACCCCCTCGTCGTCTGGCGCGAGCACTCTGCCGCCGGGTTCGAGCACCACCCCGTCGACTGCCGCCACTGCTGGCAACTGGCGAATCCCGCCCTGGGGGACTTCCTGGCCGTCGATGGCCTGGAGGCCTGCCTCCCCCCAAGATGCGCGAGGCCTCGTTCCGCCGGGCGCGGCTGTGCCAGTTGACCGACCAGCTGGAGGAGGCCTGGCTCCCTCCTGGCGCCTGGGCCGCATGTGCTGATGCCGCCAGCGTGATCGTCGACGGCCAAGAGGTGGTGCTCGGGTTCGACGGCTCATTCAACGGCGACACCACGGTGCTGGTGGTGGCCACCGTGGCCGAGCGGCCCCACATCGACCTGGTGGAGCTGTGGGACGCGGCCGGCGCCCAGGTGCCCATCGTCGACGTCGAGGAGGCCATCAGGCAGGCATGCCGCCGCTGGCGGGTGCTGGAGATCGCCGCCGACCCCTTCCGCTGGGCCCGCTCGCTCCAGCTGCTCGACGCCGAGGGGCTCCCGGCGGTGGAGTACCCGCAGTCACCGGGGCGGATGATGCCGGCGACGAGCCGGTTCTACGAAGCCGTCGTCAACCAGCAGATCACCCACTCCGGCGACTCCCGGTTGGCCCGCCACGTCGGCAACGCCATCCTCAAGGAGGACGCCCGCGGCGCCCGGCTCGCCAAAGAGCGGAAAGACAGTCCCCGCCGCATCGACGCCGCCGTGGCGGCCGTCATGGCCCACGACCGAGCCGCCGCCCTCGCCGGCACCGTCCGCGTCGGGATCTACCTCTAGCCCGGGTTGTGGGGGGTGCCGGGGGTGCAACCCCCGGCGTACTGGCCACCCTGCTCGCCCGGGCACCGTGGCGCCCGAGCGCATCACTGCCCACCGTCCAGTCCGGAAGCAGCCGGCCCGCCTTTGGCCGGCGCCGGACTGGACGGAGCGTCCGGCCTCCCCCTCGTGTCCAACCACTCCCGCACCCTCGTCGGGTTGGGCAGGGTGCTGTTGTCCGACAGGGTGATGCACGACAGCGAGTACTCCGTGCCGGGATCGAGCGTCGCCCCCGGATCGTGCTCCCGCACCGCCTGGAGGAGGGTGCCGACGTCGAGGCCCGTGACCGGGGCCGGGTTCTTCCGCGCAGCCGAGCGAGCGCCAAGCGCGAGCGAGCGAGGATGCGCGGCGTTCTTATCTTCAGTTCTTATCTTCAAGTTCTTATCTTGTCGGGCATCTGTGCTACTCAGAGGCCATGGCATGTCGGAGCTACGGATTCTCGATGTCGGAGCTACGGAATCTTTGGGCGGCACCATGTCGGATCTACGGTCCTTGGCCTCACCCCGTAGTGCCGACACCATGTCGGAGTTACGGGAGACCGCGGACACGTCGCCCTCGACGATGCCGGTCCCGGCGAGATCCCCCTCGACGATGTTCGTCCCGGCGAGATCCCCCTCGACGAACAGCGCCGGATTGATCCGGTAGGACGCCGGCCGCCGCCCCGCCCCGGCGTCAAGCTGCTCGATGAGGCCGTCCTCAACAAGCTCGGGCAGCAGCCGCTCCATGTGTCGAGAGCTGCAGCCGGCTGCTCGGGCGAGCGTGCTGGCGTTGGCCTTGGTAGCCCCGGTGTACTTGTCGCCGATGGTGGCGATGGCATAGAGCGCTGAGCGCTTCGCCGGGATCTCGACGCGGCAGCGGTCCCGGACCCACGCGATCGACTTACCGTGCATTAGGGGTTCGCCCCATTGGCTCCAGCCCCGGCGTTCGCTTACGCCGCGGGTCGAGCATCGCCTCCGCCCCTCTCGCCAGCGTCGACCAGGCGAGCGATCCGGGCCAGCAGCTCCTGATCCGTCACTCGCTCGGGGAGCCCTTGAGCGCGCCGGCTGGCGGTAGTCCAGTCGGCGACCTCGGCCGGGGTCATGCTGCGTCACCGGGTGTGAGCAAGCGGGCTAGCTCGGCGCGCTGCTCTGCGGTCAGCGGCGGGACACCAGCGACGATCTTGCCGATACGCTCCCTAGCGAACCGGAAACGGGCCTCGCGGCGGGCGTTCTCTGTGCGTCGAAGCCACTGCTCGCGGGTCTGGCCTCGCGGGTGGCGGGGTTCGGGCATGTGCGGGCTCCTTGCATACGAAACCGCCCGCCCTTGCGGGGCGGGCCGGCTCGCACGCGTGGCCCGTACGACAGCCCTTGCTGACGGCAGATTCTAGGGTCGGCGCTGGGCGGCGGTCAAAGGCAGACCCGGACGTCGCTCTGGCCGTCCGGAATGCGCTCGAACGCGGCGACGAGCCGCTCGTGCCGGACTGGCCGGTAGTGCCCCTGTGGGCACCGGGGCAGCTGCCAGGTCACGCCACCGTCGGGCCGCTGGTGGGGGGTGGCCAGCATCCAGGGGTAGAGCCTGCGGCGCGCCGCCCGGTTGAGTGTGGACGGCGCCGGCTCGACCTTGCCGTCGGGGTACCGCTCGAACCGGGCCACCACGGGGGGGTTGGGGTCGCCGGCCTGCTGGCAGACACGACAGCACACGATCAGGGTCGGGTAGTGGGGCGTGGTCTTCATGGCGCCTAGGCCCTCCACGTCACCTTGACAGCCTTGGGGTCGAACACCGGGGACATGCCCTGTGGGTGAATATCGATCCGCTCCACGACCACCGCGATGATGGCGCGCTTGCGGTCGAGTGAGAAGTCCTGCCAGACGGTGCGGAGGTTCCGCGGGATGCGCGCCGCGACCCGGGCATCCCCGAGCTCGGCGAGTCGGCGCCTGGTCGCTTCCATCCGGCGCTCAATTTCAGCCCGCTTGCGCTTGGCTACCTCGGGCCGGATCAGCTCCTCGGCAACCTTGTCCTCAAGGCGATCGAGGAGTCCCTGATCGCGGGCCAGGGCCTCGTACAGTTCACGGGTCGGATCATCCTTCGCGGCGGCGCGGTGGGGCTCAATGCCTTCCTCGACGGCCACGAACAGCGCCTCGGTAATCAGCTGCTCGACGTGAACGGCCGAGCGCTCCAGCCGGCCGCAGGCGCCTTGCTGGGCGGTTGAGCAGCGGTATTGACGGGCCCCAGACCTGCTGTTCCGGACGGTCATGGTGGTGCCGCAGAGCCCACACTTCACCAGCCCGGAGAGTAGATGCCGGTAGATGCCGCCGCGACCCTTGGTCACCCGCTCGGGGTCCTCGAGGATCACCTTCACGGCCTCCCACTGCTCCCGGGGGAGGATCGGCTCCCATGTCGCCGGGTGGAGCTGGCCGTTGTGCTCGCGGTAGCCGGCCAAGCGGGGGCTCAGCAGCATGGTCCTCAAGGTGACGTTGCTCCAGCGCCTGCCGGTCGGGGTCCAGATCCCCCGCTCGTTCCAGTCGGTAGCGATGCCGCGCAGGCTGTCGCCGTCGATGATCCTTTGGGCGGCCTCGGCGATCAGCGCACGCTCAACCTGCGCTCGTCCCTCCGACACTCGGTGCTTCCCTGAGCCGACCGTACCGAACGCCCGGAGCCCTCCAGGGTGGCGGTCACCGTTCTCCGCTCGCTCCAGATTCTTCCGTCGCATCCGGGCGCGCATCTTCTCAATCTCGGCCTCGGCCATCGCCGCTTTGATGTAGAGCATGGTCCGCTGGTCGGGGTCCGACAGGTCGAACTCGCCGCCCACGCTGGCGATCCGGGTCACGCTGGCCGCGTCGCAGACCTTCAGGAACTCGGCCAGCTCAATTACCTGGCGCTGTAGGCGATCCTCCATCCAGAGCACAACCGCGTCGAGCTTGCCGGCCTCAATATCGCCGAGCAGTCGACGATATTCCTTGCGGACCTTTTTACTGGTCTTGGCTGCCGAGACGTCGTTGTCGATGTAATGCTCGACGACGGTCCATCCTCGCCTTTTAGCAATCTGCAGGCAGTCCTGTCGCTGTCGTTCAACGCCAAGCTGTTTGCCTTCCCAGTCGCGGGAGATTCTGCAGTAAATTCCGGCCCGTATTGTCATCGGCTGCGGCCTCCAATCCTGCGTTTTGGCATGCCTGGCAGCCGGAGTATACACGAACCAAACATGGAAGGATCCAAGTTCCAGCGCGCCTTCGCCCCCTTCACCCCCACCCCGCACGCCGAGGCGGTGGCCCGCACGGTCAGCTGGTTCAGAAACTACGGAGCTTCCGGGTAGACAGGCAGCGACCGAATCTGATGGGTTGCGCAGTATTGGCGGGTCGGTGGGGCGAGCTCCATCCCGGGCGTGAGGGGCAGCGCATGCGACGGAGGCTCTGGCCGTGCTGGCGGTGGGGGCGATGGTGGCGGCCTTGGCGGCAGGGGCCGCGCCGGCCAGCGGGGCGCCCCCGCGCTATCAGCACCTCGACCCGGGCGGCCCGGCTCGCTACCGCGAGAAGGTCCCGGTCAACCTGGTGTTCGTCGGCTACGAGCGCGACCAGGCGCGCGAG